CAATTTATTAAACTTAGGTAATAGCTTAGAGTTGTATAAAACATTTTGTGCACAACCCCCTGTAAACAATAAATTATCTTTTATATTCCATTTATCTATAATACTGGTCATGTCATTTTCAAATCTTTTTTGTATCTTTTTAGGTCTTTCATCATGTAAAGACCAGGCCATAGTTTTTCCACATTCTAGTTCGCTATTAAAATGTTTTTTACTAAATGCTTCATAACGTTCACCAATCATATTGTTTTCAGTTATTAAATGTTTGTCAAAAGAATATAGACTTTCTGACTCAAATATATTTTTATATTTAGTTCCTCTTCCATCACACACTAAAATGTTTTTTATATTTTTATTCCAAGTTAAAGCACAATAAGCATGAAGCAAGTGATGATAAGCATCCTCATAATATATAAAATCTAAGTTTTTACATTTACTTTCGTTTCTTAAAATGTCGTTCCATAAATACACAGAAGATTTACCATCTACACAGGTTAATAAAACTTTGTCTATAGATAATTTTTCTATCTCTTCAATTAATTTTTTTACAGGAAAAGAACAATGTTTAAATCTATTGTATCTATCTATCTGTGTATGAAAAACTATTTTATTATTTTTTATATATGTGACACATCCATCATGAGATGCATGAATAGCTAGTACATTCATTTATCTAATCTTTTACACTCTGTTAATGGATAGTGTATAGCCTCATCATTAAAATTTATTTTTTCAATAAAACTTACTAAAGTAAGTCTGTCTTCTTGTGTGTCCTTATCTAAAAAATTTTCAGCTGAATGATGGTGGTGTGAATCAAAAAGAACTAATCTATTAAATAAAGAATCCACATTTAATATCTTTTCAAAATTACTATTGTGTTTATCTATCATGTCTTCTTCATTTTTATCATAAGAATCTTTTTTATTAATTTTACGTTTTTCAAACATAGTTGAATCAGTGTCAAAAAAACTTTTGTTTTTCCATAAAGATGTTCCACAGTTTTTATGCTCACTTAAATATACAATTGCTGTAACTTCAGATTTTACATCTTTGTGAACCCAACCTTTTATATGTCTTTTACTAGATACTTTTTGAAAACTGCTAGTAGCATTGTAACTTATTTTTCTAAAATCATTTGGATATAGAACACTTAATATTTTTAAATGAACATGATTAAAAAAACTATAATCTATTTCATGTAATAAACCTGTTCGTTTGCCAGGCCATTTTCCTTCAGGTTGTTTTTTATATTCTAGTTTGTTTGCAAAATTTTTTACTTTTTGAGGGTCATCAAAAAAATCATCAACAATTATAGTAGGAAAAATCATATTAAATTATAATTAATAACACATCTATTTTTATCTTTTGGTTGTTCTGCAGTGTGCCAATACAGGCCATTAAAAACAACAACTCTTCCTTGTTTAGGTTTAATTTTTTTTTTTATTTTTAAAGATTTATTATTTTCATATATTATTGTGTGAGCTTCATTATCTATTACATAATACAAAACAACCACATGTTCATCTTCTAAATCAATATGAGGGGTATCTACAACATTTTTATCTTTAATGTTTAAAGGCAATTGAAAAAAAGATCTTCCTTGTAATATATTTTTATTTTTAATTTTTGCTTTTTTTAAAGCATTGTCAATTATAGGTAAAACGTGTTCATGAAAACTACTATTTATTTTTTTATTTACAACAAAGTAATGTTTAAATGCTGGTCTAGATTGTGTTGGATTATCTTTATAACTAACATCGTGAGCAAAAAACCACGGAAAATGTTTTCCTAACATAGTTTTTTTTATTTTTTCTTGATGATCTTTATTAATTATGTCATCAAATATATGTATCTTTTTTAACATTATTTATTATCTTTTGGTAAAACAATATTCCAATCTAATTTAGATATTAATTCTGTTAAATGTATATCTTTTAATTTATTTTGTTTTATATATTCATGTAGTTCTTCTACATCTACAATAATATATTGATCTTTTATATTAAAAACCATTTTATCAGCTTTAGTTTTAAAATTACCCATCTTGGCATTGTTTCTTATAGGTCTTAAATCAAATTTTAATTTTTGATTCAATCTATTTTTTAAAATACCTTCAACGTCCCAAAGTTCTTGTTTTTTTTGCTTTTCACTTGCTTCTGTAATATCTGTTAAAAATTCTAACATCATTTAAAACATGGCCCATCCATCCATAACGTTAATGTTTTTCTTTTTCCAGAGGTAATTTTTTCTACTTTATGAGGTACAAAAGATTTAAAAATTAATACATCACCAGTATCAAAAAAATTAATTTTTGGACAACTAAACAATTTAAATTCACCTCCTGTATATTTTTTAGATAAATTAACCAACACAGTTAACTTAATATCTTGAGCATGGTTTTTATCTCCGTCCGTATGCCAATCATAACCAACAGCATCTTCTGGTAAATATTCATTTAAATGAAGAGCCCGACAATCATCTGTATTATAAAGATTATAACCAAAGTGTTTATTATTTGTATGACGAACCACATCCACTAAATCTATTAAAGAATCTTTTAGATAGCGATAGTTTATAATTTTAACCTTAGCAGTCTTTACTGCTTTTCCATCTGGGTAGTCTGTTAAATAAGGGTTTTCATATTTATCCGCTGTTTTAGAAATCTGATTAACGTTTTCTAAAGTTAAATATTTTTTGTGGAGAAAATAATCAAATTTCATGTTCTTACAAACCAACTTGGTAAACCTAAATGTTTACGTTTATCAAACATGTTTTCTCTGGAACCTTTTGTTTTTGCATTATTGTAATGCAAAAAAACTTGACAACATTCTTTTCCTTTAAATTTATTTCTCCAATGCTCTAATTCACAACCTCTATAAACTAACATATCCCCAGGTTTTAAATTTACTTTAACTCCTTTGTTAGGATTTTTTACTAGTCTTTTAGATTCTTCTATGTCTTCACCAGCATTTGGTCTAACACTTGATTGTCCAGTAGGATCTAAATAAATAGGCCAATCATCACCACCTAAATTCATAGTAGTTGATATCTCACAACTAAATCTGTCTTTATGTCTTTTTAAAATATCTCCTTTTTTATATATTCTTGCAAAAGTATACGCAGGGTATAATTTTAATCCTGTTGCTTTTTCCATACCTGGTTGACATTTTAACATTAAAGTTTCCATAGCTACATCAGCGTAAATAGAATAAGTATTTGGAACTTGTAGATCATCATAAGTTCCTAATAAAATTTCATAAGGTGAGATGTATTTTTCTTGAAGACAAGTATCATAAACTTGTTTTTGCATACACAAATAATTAAAAAGAAACGTAGCCAAATCTTTATCAATTGCATTTTTAATTATTACATATTTATTTTTTTTAAAATCCATAATTAAAACTAATACTAATCCTTTCTTTTTTATTTAAATTTGATTCAACATAATGATATAAATGAGACGGAAACAAAACACATAAATTTTCTTTAGGAACAACAGTCCAAGTGCATGAATTGTACTCATTATATGTATTTACAAATTTATATGTTTCGTCAATGGCTGATCCATATTGTTCAAAAACAAGATTACCTGAATTTTTTGGGACATCTACATAATAGACTCCCGATATAACAGAATATTTATGATTGTGGGGTTTGTTAAAACAACCAAAGTAATTTATATTACACCAGTAATTACCTAAGACTAATTTGTTTTTTAAATTAAGTTTTTTTTCCACTGTCTCAACACTTTTATCTATTTGTTTAAATAAACTTACAAAAGGTTTATCTATTTTTATACTATCTACGCTTTGCCATCCACCGTAATTACTTATCGTTCTCCCTTTGTCTTTACTTTTTATATTTAAAATATGTTTTTTTATTTTTTTATTATCTAAATTAAAAATATTTTCATGTAAGTAAGAACTAAAAATATTTAACATTTTTGTTATATGTCCTCTCTTACCACCTCTTTTGGTACTGCCTGTATGTTAAAGTGAATAAATCGAAATGGATCTTCGCCATGGTCAACAACAAATTCATGTTCTAGGTATCCTGGAAATATTACCAATGAACCAGGTTTGGGTACATAATTAATAACTTCTGTACCAAGATGTACTTGACCATCATTTTTCATTTTTAATTTTGTAGCTCTAGCTCCAGTTTTAGGTTCGTGAAATACAGGATAAGAAGTTTTTTCACTGCATTTTAAAAAGTAAAAACCTGATACATGTTGATTCCAATGTATATGTGCTGAGTGATTGCCCCCACCTTTTTTTGCAAACTCCTGGACCCACATTTCAGTAAATAAAGTTGTGTATAAAGACATATCAAAACCTTGTTGATCTAAAAAATCCCAAGACATTGAACCTATGTAGTTTCTTAAATCTATAAAATTATTATCTTTAGTCAAAGCTGTTGAATGATAAGATGTTCCAAAATCACCAAACTTTTTTATATATTCTTTATCTCTTTTTTTAGCTTGTTTTATATATTTATCTGTTACTTTGTTTAATGATTTAACAAACTCTGGTTTATGTTCTACCCACAAAGGTACGCTAAAATGATTTGTTTTTTCCATATTATTTAAAAGGATATCCAAGGTTCCACATGACTAATGAATATCTAACTCCTTTCGTTACTGGTTTTACTCTATGCCACACAAATGAAGGAAATACAATAAGAGATCCTTTTGGTAAAATTTCTTTTGCTTTTTGTAAATGTTTAGCTTCATCTCTTAAAGGAGGTTCATAGTTTCTAAAATCAAATTCTAATTCTCCACCTTCATATTCTGAGCCATCTGTTAATTGAAGGGTCATAGATATTTTTCTAATCATACCATGTTCTGGCGTGTTTGGTTTATTGTAGGGTTTGTCCCAACTATCACAATGCCAATCATAATATTGATTAAGTTTGTATTTTGTAAATTGACAAGACTCACTTCTATTCCATTTAAAATTCCATCCAGCCATTTTATTTGCTTTATGTATATATGGCTGTATTTCTTTATAAATCCAAGGTTCATCTAACCATACCACATCAGAATTTCTTTTCATTTTTAAATTTCTAAGTTCGTCTTTAGATAATTTTTTATCACTATAACCACCAGTCCTAGCCATTGTTTCAGATTTAGATAAACCATATTTTATTATATGATCACATATTCTAGGAGGAACTACAGAAGAAAAATACCAGTAGTAATTAGATATATTCATAGGTTATAGTTTGAACAAAATTTAAAGATTCTTTCTGTTTATTTATAATACTGTACATGTTAGTAGCTGGAAACATAATAAAATTATTATCAGTTAAGGGTAAAATCCAAGATCTACCTTTACGTCTATTGTCATCATAAAATATTTCAACATTACAATCAACAGTATTTATTCCATACAATAATGTAAAATCTGCTGAGTTACGCAAATCCACTGGATCTACATTTGATTTTAATTTAGTTGTTTCATTAGGAATAAAAAGATCTGTCCAAGAATTTTTATTAACTAAACTTATTTTATAGTTTAACTGAATAAACTCTATTATGTAGTTATTTAATTTATCGAAATCTTTAGAAATAAGAAAAGTTTTTTTCTTATATAATGTTTTAAAAAAATTATTAGTTAAAGTGAGAGGATTAATTTCAAATCCTTTTGGCATATCAACACTACCATAATAAACAGCCTGTTCTGATAATATTTTTTTCTCCATAACTTTCTATGGAAGATTTTTAACTTATTAGATTGAGTTTGTCAAATCCCAGGTTTGGTTTTCTTCATTCCAAACATAACCCCACCAATGAGTAAAAGCTTCATTCTGATCTTTTTGTTCTTGAGTTAACTCAGGTTCAGCAACTGGTGCTACCCAAGCTCCTTTTGTTATGTCTTTTACCCAAGAAGGATATGGTTTTTCTGAGTCCCAAAAAATTTCATTTTCAGAATCCCAATCCCATCCAACACTAGGGTAGTTTGCTCTAAAAGGAGTTCCACCTTTTGAATGAACTCCAAGTAGTGTATTATAAGAACATTGAATCCATAAATGAGAAGGCCAATTATTATGTGTTTCTAAATAAGCTTGTCCTACTGATTCAGTTTCAACTCCTTCAGAATTTAATACATCTTTATTGTTAACAGATAAAACTGTTAAGACTTTGTTTTCTTCAGAAATTTTTGCAAAATGTGCCATATTATTTTGTTTTATACCTTATTATTACTATACCTGATCCACCGTTTTCACCTTGTCCTCTTCCTCCACCGCCAGAATTAGTTCCACCTACTCCTATAGCAGGGTTAGGGGGTAAGGCTCCATCAACTGGGTTCATACCACCGCCACCAGCGCCACCTTGTAATGTTTGAGGTCCTGCACTTTGTCCACCACCAGAAAACCATCTTCCTGGAGCTGGTCCATCAAATCCAACAGTTGGGCTAGGATTAATACCTGTAGGGGCTCCATCACCGCCAGGTGAAGTTTGACTACCACCTTGACCACTATTGTTTCCTGCTTGAGTAGCACCACCACCGGAACCTGCGGTACCATTTTGACCGGCTGCAGGGCCACCATCTTGACCTTGTGGAGGACTTACTGGAGGTGTGTTTCCAGATTCTCCAGGCGTTTGTTCTTCTCCGCCTCCGCCACCACCGGATCCACCGGATTGAGCTGGATAAGTTGGGGGAGGTGAACCTCCACCGCCACCACCGCCACCGGCTGATGTAATACTTGAAAAAATTGAACTTGCCCCTTGACAACCTCCTCTACCAGCTCTTCCACCACCGGTACCACCGCCGCCAACGGTAACAGGTATTCCACCTGTGCATGTTAATGTAATTCCAGCAGGTGCTGTTAAAGGACTTGCTGTGTAACAGTCAACAGTAGATTTTCCTTCTCTAAATCCTCCTGCACCACCTCCGCCACCACGCGAATCTCCTCCACCGCCTCCTCCAGCGACTACCACATAAGAAATTTCGTTATCGGCTGAACAGCATGCTAATTTAGAAACACAAAAAGTTCCAGGTCCAGTAAAAGTATGAATAGTATAATTACCATCTGTTGAAACTGTACCTCCACAGGCTTCAATAAATTTACTTGGGCCCCCTGATGTAAGACCAAATCCTCTTCCTGTGCCTGCTCCAAATGAACTTATAATAGGCATTGTCTTTCTCCTCCTAATTTATTACGCAAACTGTGATAATCCAGCTAACGCTGTAAACGTAGCTGAACCAGTTTTAATAATTGTATATGTATAAACGTCTAATGAGTTAATATTTCCACCTGTTGGTGCTGAGCCACCTTGCCATTCTGGTGTAATACTTGATCCATCAACTTGAACAGCTGTGTTGTAATAAGCAGTTCCACCTTGTTTAACAATGTGAGCTACAGTAATAGATTCTCCAGTATCCATAATTGAATCTAAAGAGTTTGATCCATCACCTCTAATATTTAATGTCCAGTTTCCTGAAGCA